GCGTTGTACTCGTCGAAAAATTCCGGGTCAAAAGACTTAGAAGATTCAACGGCTTTTTCGCTAAACGAACCCCCACCACTTCCACCACCACGGCCTCCACGACCGCCCCCACCACCGCCACTTCCTCCACTTTTAGCGGCTTTAGCTTCGTCTTGGTTGGCACGAATATCTCGCATAGCTTCAATCCAAAGAGCGTTCTGATCTGCTAAAGATTTTGCTTTCTGCTGCTCCAAAGAAGCTAAAGTATCAACACCCTGCTGTCCACGAAGAACTTTAAGAGTGTCTAAAAGGTCAGTGGAAGCGTTCCTCTGGGAATCAGAATTCTCCTGAATACGACGTAAAGCCGGATCGTAGTCTTTGTAAATCTGGTCGCCCTGAACACCTAAGCCAGCAGCGCTAGCATCTAAGTTTGTCTTAGCATTCTGGTAACGGTCGTAACCGTCAGAAGAACTACCAGCGTACTTTTTAAGAATAGCTGCCTTAGCCTCATCAAAGTTCCCCTGTAGTCCTGTGTTCATTTCCGTAATACGCTTGGTAGCCGCGTCGTAAAGAGGGTTTAAATTAGTACGAGGATCTGGAAACATGGCGTTCTGTGCATCTTGCTCAGCTTTAATCCCAAGCCAATTAAGAGGGTCAGGGTTACCACCACCTACAGGGGCGGCAGAGTTGAGTGCATCCTGTTCCGCTCTAATACCCCGCCAGTTATGTGGATCTGCTGAATTACCACCGGGAGAGATAGCAGAAGTACCTTGCTGAGTTGGGGCAGCAACGTACTTAGGAATATCATTAGGTGTGTTAGCGTTGTTTCCAAAGAGCATTTTAAAGACGTTTGGCTTACCGCTAGAGGCAGCAGGTGGAGTAGCGGGATTACCGCGCCCCTTATTTCCAGAAGAGCCTCTAAGTGAGAATTTAAAAGGATCAATAGACATCAGAATCTCGTAACTTTTCCTGGTTTTGGTGCGGCGGCAGTTCTTCTAGGTGGAGAGTATGGTCTAACAGGAGCAACTGGTCTTTGTGGTGCAGTAGGTCTAGGTGGAGAAAAAGGTCGGACAGGATTAGCTGGAATAGGAGTCCTATTTGCAGCTTGTTCTGCCGCAATTCCCTGCCAGTTATAAGGATCTTCTGGAGTACCACCGGGCACAGGAGGAACAAAAGCAGGAGTTCCCGCAGCGGCTTGTTCGGCTGCAATTCCAGCCCAGTTATGTGGATCTGCCGGATTAAAAGAAGGCTTAATAGCATCTTGAGCAGCAGCGTCTGCGGCTTGCTGCCGAGCAATTGATTGGTCGTAAGAAGCCTGAGCGTCTAATCGCTGACCGGCAATACGAGAAAAATCATCATTAGCTGCGCCTTGCATAGACGCAACTTCCCTATCGGAATTCAAGTTGGTATCTGCTTGATTCTTAAGAGCGATAGAAGAATGGAGAGTACCTCTATCCGACGAGTTCTGCCTAGAGCCCTCAAGATTCTTTTTCCGGTTCTCATCCGAAGAAGCGAGTTTTTCTCTAAGGAGTCGTTCTACTGTAGCTTGACTTAAACCAAGCTGAGCTAAAGTAGAACCTAGTGTATAAAGCGCGTCAGACATTCTTTTGCTGCTTCTTTCTCATAATTCTGGCATAAGCAGTTCTTGAACTAAACTGATTCCTGCCGCTGGGATTCGGCTTCGTACCGCCAGCACCGTAGACCTTTTTACCTGTCAGCATTCTAGCGGCTGCGCCCTTAAAGTCAACTTGAGGATTCTTCATTTTTAAATCTCCGAACTATAAAACCAAGAGCCGGTAGGTCCGTTGTTATATAGAATGGCCGCTCTACCTACTGTAAAGCCACTATTCATAGTAAAATCATGCTCTACATATTTAGTTGTGTTTCTAGTATTTGGTATAGTAAGGATGACTGAGCTAAAAGATCCGTCCCAAATAAAAGAAGATCCAGATGTTGTTACCGTAGGAGCAGCTCTCATTGTTACTGGAAGCACCATACCACAACGCCCAGCATATGTTCCACTTTCAATCACACCTCGTAAAGGTGGGTCGACGAATACTTGAAAGTAACGACTGCATTTTTGGAAATCTTTGTCGAACCCTTGTGGAACGTAATCAATAGAAGATGTTCCTGCAACCAAAGTTGGCGCGGCTAAACGAAAAGTAGCCCCGTTTGTAGCTGAGAAGTTAACTTGGTTAGCTGTGCCTAAAAAGTTACCAGTTACCCAAGAATTAGTAGTAGCAGTTTGAAAAGTAGTTCCTGTAGCTAAAGTAATACTGAAAGTGCTAAAGAGATCAGAAAAATTAGTTCCCCAAGTGCCTGTAGTAATTGGTGGAATAGAAACAATTATTTTTTTCCACTCATTAGCTACCAAAGTAAACTCAGAAACAAAACTGCTGTTAGAAGAGCTGCTTCTAAGACTAAAACAATAGATTCCTGCTACAGAAGATTTAGCCCAAAAAGTAACAGTTGAAGATTTAGAACTGGAAGTACCGTGCCTTACAAATTCGTCCCCAAAGATCTTTTCTGAGCCTTGATTAATAAAAGAATAATCTCCAGCAGCTAAAGAAGAATCTACTGTTGTTATAGTGTGAAGTAAACTTCTGTAAGCGTTTACTCCTACCGGAAGGTCTGTAGATACATTGACTGAGTATCTAGCTGCTCCGGATGTTTGGATGCTCCATCTGTCTACAGCATAGGTAACGGAAGGCGCGGATGCTACAGGCAGTGTTCTTTGTTGAACAGTAAACCCGCAATTATCAAGTAGGTTAATGTTTGAAACTCCAAATAGCCCGGATAAAATTCCTGGATCTAACTGGTGGCGATGATCTTCTCTAGAGAAATATTCAGAAAAACCGGCTGAGGGATCAAACCTAGTAACAGGTTGAATTAATCCATCCGGTCTAGAATTATCATTATTAAAAATACTCATGTTCTATAAGCCTGATCTGGAATTTGCCTGGTGTCCGTATTAGTCTTATAGAGAATAGACTTAATCTTAGCAGAAGGAAAACTTTCCCCAACTTGTGAGTAAGTTGCGTTAGTAAAAAGTACTTCTAGAGCAACCTCGATGGTTGCAGTTCTCTCAATTGTAGTGGGAATCCTGATAACATCTGTAAAAGAAAATATAGGAGAAGCTGTAGCACCTGTAGAGACACTCGGAGAAGTAGTGGCAATATCTGAGTCAGTTCTTAAATTAGCACTTAATACTCTTAAAGAGTTTTTTAACGTGACAATTGGTTCAAACAAGCGCGCTAGAATGTTAGGAGCTGTTTGAATATTTACTTGTCTAGTAATTAGCGTAGCCGTAAACGTGGGGGCCGTCGCTGAATAGGTATTACTGTTACGAACAGAGTAAAATATAATGTCGAAGCGATCTGGGATGTTACTACCATCTAGTCTGTTTGCTCTAAGTTCAACAATAATATCAGTTTCTCTTCCTCCATCTGATATAGACATAGCAGTTTTTTTATTTTTAATAACATTAATTAAAGAAACGTGGGCTTCTACACCACTGATCGTGGCGCCATTAAATTGAATCTCTGACCAATTACCATCAAAATAAAAATACCTAGGTGTACCGTTATTAACCCACTCCTCATCAAATATGTCTGACGACGTGGTAGCCATAATAAAACCCTCTTGATAAGGAATAATTCTTACGGCAGTAGGAGTATTTTGATTTGCGTATCCGGAATTCCCAGTTCTAATACGGTACGTATCGAAACTTAAACCGTATATAATAGGGTCTCCGATTTCCTTTGTAGATGCACCGTTAAAGAGATATACCTGGTTAAGATCACAATATACAAAAGTATTTTTAACAAGAGCAACGGCGTTTTTTCTTTGAACTCTAACATTGGGAGAAATTAAAGTTAAAGTCCAGCTAGTAGGTTCGCCAAGAGCGTAAAGTTGATACACGCCTTCTGTGGTAAAAATAAAGATTCTGTCATTATGAACAAGCATATTGACGATAGTAGCACCGAGTGAGGGCATAGAAATAAAATTATTTCCGCCGTTCCAGTTCTCTGGGTACCCACCAGAAGTAGGTAAGTCAGTAAAGTAAAGCCTGTTAATTCCAGACGCAAATAATCTATCTCTGAAAACTACTAACGAGTTAAGTTCTTCTGTAAATGTTTGCAAAGAACCTATAGTAATAGTAGACACGTTGAAAGTCCACCTAGAAATATTTAACCCAGCAATATTTAATGCATAATACCTATCTCGATACTGCGCTAATTCTCTAGGCATAGCGGAGGTGGCCATGGTTACTGACGCTCCAGCAAAACCTGCCCTTTTAACCCAACGAACAATACCGTCAGGTGCAGTAGTCTGAGAGGTACTTACTAAAATTGGGTCGCCTGCCGCTACAGGGTTGGAACTAAAAGCCTTATGAAACCTATCAAAATCGTATTCGGGCACATCGGCAGTAACAGTAGTGTTAGTAATATTACTTTTAAGAACGTTAGTAGTTCCCTGAATATACGTAGGGCAGTAATTAGGCCTAAGAGAGGCTTCGCCGGTTTCATTAATATAGAAATTAGTTAATTGAGCGCAGTACCCTTCTGGTACAGTATCGGCGTCATCTGTTAACCACAGGCCTTTACTGAAATCAATGGCTTTGTATTCTTGACCGTAAACAGTCATCAGTAAGCCTCGTAATCATTTGGATCATCACGAATGACTGTGTAAGTGTCGTCACGAACAAAAGCTTCGTGCATACGATCCCCGATGCGAGAGTTAAACTCCCCCATCAACTTATCGTACATGCCCCAGTTTTCGTTTCTTTCGTGGCAACGAGCAGTAACGAATTCTACGATATCCTCGTGGTAAATCTCTGGGAGGCTTAAAGTAGTTAAGCTGGCAATAGTAGTGGGAACCCCCCTGTAGGTAAAAACTACAGGGGTAACGTCAGCATCGGGCGGATCTGGATAAAGTAAGATTTGTCCGTTGTTGTAGTAATAGTAGTAAGGCTCAGACCTATCTTGAGTTTCATCTACACCAAGAGCGTCTAAATCATCCTGGTCAATAAGTGATAAAGGACTACCACCGTACTCTAATCTCTCACCAGAGATAAATCCAGAGGGTAAAGTATAAGGAAAAGTAGAACCGTTGCCCGTAAACGTAACTTTAACATCACCAGTTTTACGCACAATCTGTAACTGAGCGTCGTTGATAAAATCATAGAAATCTGCACTGGTAATTAAGATGTTAGCCGAGTCACCAAAGCGACGCTGGGCTTTACGAATTACGTCTGCAACGTTCATAAGCTATAGCTCTTCTTTCCCTTATTGTATTTAATGCCGTGATTATCACTAATCGTAATGAGTTCGTCGTTTTTCTCGAACGAGTACTCAGACTTATCTGTAGCCAAAGCGCCTTGGAAAATCTCATGGTTATGGCCCATGATTTGATTATCTGCATCTTCCTGCTTAGCCTTGAGTTCAGCTTCTTTCTTAATAAGCTGTTCCCACTGATCGTTCTTCGTCTGATCGGCTAGCCAAACACGATGAATAACCTGATCATCTAAAGTCCATGCTTCAAGAACTCGTGTCATAGACCCGTTCTCTTGAATCTTAACAACAATAAAAGGAGCCTCATTAACACTAGACTGCGCTGGATCTAAGCAGAGAACTCTTAAATCAGGATCGTAGTCCATTAACTTCTCGGTGATATAGAGAGCGTCTTTTTCAACGACCTGTCCATCTACCATCATAAAGTTACCGCTACCTGGATCAAACCAATTGCTCATTTTTATTTCCTAGTTCTATTAAGGCTTGATAGATTCGGCCGCTACGGCTTCGGCCAGCTTCGCGACGACCTTCGTCTCAGCAGCTTTAATAGCAGTGTTGCGTCCCGATTCGCGGGTGACATCAAAGTTTGCGACAGCTTTCGTCACATAACGGGATTCGATGTTTTTAGCGAGCCATTCTAAATAGCCTGTTTTGCCTCCAAACGTAGCAAGCACGTCCGCGACAAGTGTGTTCTCAAGTTCGAGAGTGGGAAGCGTGGTCATGATATCTCCTGAGCAATAATTGAATCTAATTGTTTTAACGCTACGATAACAGTAGAGGATGTTTCAGCGAAGTTAGGATCACCTACGTTAATTTGCTGCGCTGTAAGCAAATTACGAAGAAACTGAGCAACTTCAGGAGTCACGGCTCGATAGCCAACTGCTGCACGGCTCCGGTTGCAAATCGAACCATCAACCTTGTCTTGCCTGCACCGTTGTCCTCAGCAAAGATTCGTGCTGAGTTTGTCGCACCAGCGGCCGGAGCAGTCATTTCAACAATTTCCATGTGCCTCGCACCCATATGAACCTGAGAAGCTGCGGTAGAAACGGCAGACATACCTAAAGCAACGGATTGTGTGAAAGCTGCGTGAGCGCCCGAACCTAAAGAAGTAGCACCGGCACCGGTTGCCAACGCCCGAAACCCGATGGTCGTGATATCTGCATCCTGAGCAGTAGAGCCGAAACCTGATTCGTTGCCGATCGAAACGCCCTGCACCGCAGTCGTCAGAGCGTTCGCACTTACGCCATTCGGGGCAAATTGGGTGTTGACGCCGAGCGCAACGTTAGAGCTGCCGGTCGTGAGGGCTAGTTGAGCGTTGAGTCCAACAGCAGAGTTGCTGATCCCGGTCGTAAGGCTCAGTTGGGCAGATGTACCAAATCCGGAATTGTTTGCAGCCTCCGTGATGTTTTGCTGTGCGCCTACACCGAGCGCAGAATTACTTGTCCCCGACGTGATGGCGGTGTGCGTATTCAGGCCGATGTTGGTGTTCGTGCCAACCTGCACTGGCTCGTACGCTGTAACACTTGGGACAGTAGCACCATTACCAACATTAATAGATCCGTCTACTTCAATTTCAAACCTGTTAAAAGCATCACCAAGTTTTTTAGCACTAAGAACAACTTCGTTGTTAGTAGATCCAATGTATTCAGGCATATTTTTTCCTTAATAAAGAGCAACAATTAAAGTTGCAGTTGTATTTGTAAGCCAAACCCTACGAGCCTGGATAGGCAAAACCGCGCCCACAGGAACAGCAGTGAAAACGATGTCCGTACCTTGGACAGTAGTAACCCTAACGTTACCTGCACCACCAATATAAAGACTTAAAGAACTTCTGGGCAAATCATCCGAGTCACTTCGAGTAACTAAAGCTGCATCTGTTGCGGTAATATCATTTATATTCATTTTGAGACCTTTGGGTAATGATGAAGAGCCCCTGTACCTGCACAAACAGAATACAGGGGCTCTTCGGTTTTCCTGATTTAGGGGGATCAGGCTTTATTTAGCGGAAATGAGCTACCACGTTACTAACAATTGGGTCAGCAGCGCCATCCCCACCGATATTGAAAAGCCCAAGGAAGCAACTAGCTAATCTAGCAGCTGGAAGAATATCAATCCAACCGCTGTCAGCCATAACTTGCCCAGTGAACATGGAAATCTCTACCGAAGTAGCGCCCATGATAAGGAAGTCTGCAACAGTAACACTCATGGCGGCAGAATAACGAAGCTGCAACCTAGGACTGTTAGCAGAAGCAGACACCGTAGCAATTCGTCCAGTTAACCTTACCTGACGATAACCACGAGTTCCAGCTAACCAAACATAGGCGTTACTAGCAGCAATAAATCCATCTGCCTCTAATGCATTAGTTAACGTTAAAGGAGCGGTAACTAACGAAAGAGTTTCATCTACAGTATCTAGCCCACCTGCGTATGCAACTGAGCCATCGCCGGTTTTGATACTCATAATTAGCTCGCTTCGGTAACAGTAGTCATAACACCCTGAGCGTTACGCTGGTGAATGGCAATCTGCCAATACTGACGCATCAAAGCTTCCCACGCGTCGTAGTCATGAACGTACTTAAGCATCGAACCATCGTCGTCTGCCCAAGACCATTCCTTATCACGGTAGACAGTAATTTCATCTTCGTTAAGGAAAAGAGCCTGTCCAGCCTGCATGTCGATATCAGTAACGACAGGAACTTCCTTCTCATAGTTGAACGCGAGGCCAACAAGGCCACCAGTCCATTCCTTAACTTCGTTGTAACGACGAAGCGAAGTCATGAGGTTGAAGTACGAACGACGAACACCAAGCGACATGAAAATGCAAGTAATGTGCTTGTTGGAAGCACGACGGATGGTATCGCACATGGTAACCATAGGTGCTTCAGTAAGCGTAGTCGTGGTAGCGTCCACAGTCGAACGCCAATACTCGTTACCTGCGGTAGCCGAGTTAATGTTGTGAACCGTACCAGTGGCTCCAACTAAGTGGTTAAGACCAAAAGGCTCGTTGTTCCAGTTACCACCGCGAACGATGTTAGTACCAACAATAGTACCAGCAATAGAAGCATCCACGACAAACGTAGTAGAGTTAGTAATGGAAAGAACAGTACGACCAGTGCCACCAGAAACCGCTGTTCCAGCGTTATCAACGAAGTCAAGGAACATGTCAACTTCAATGTTCTGCGTGCTATCAACCGTAAGGGTTGCGCCAGAAGTAATTGCAGTCGAACGAGTAATGACAGCGGTAAAACCGTGAGCTGCGAAAGACGAACGGTGGCCCACCGCAATACGGTTAGAGTCACGCGAAAGATCGTCCTTCATACCAGAAATTTCCTGATCTGCCGCATTCATAAAAGACTGTGCGTTCGTCTTGGCAAGGGAAATAAGCTGGCCGGTCAAACGAATTCGACCGTAGCCGTAGCGGAGAGTTTCCTGGGCCTGGGCGTAACCCTGGCGCCGAGCAGATGCAAGCTGAGTGTTTTCTGCACGATACGAAATACCGTGGTTACGGTTCTTTCGGACGGGGAAAACAACAAACTTACCACCCGGGGTATCAAAGATACCCTCAGAACTCTTAGTGATACGCTTGATAGTAACTTCGGAACCAGAAACCTGATCCCGGACATCGCCTTCGTAAACTTCTTTGAGGATACCGGCGACGGTAGTTAGAGTTGCGGACATTGGTTAACACTCCTTATTTGTGATTAAAGTTGTCAGTTTTGGTTATTAGCAGCTTGTAACGCAGCAACTGCCATAGCCATCTTTTCAGCCTTAGTCATCGTGGAAGTATCAACCTGGTTCGGTACGCTCCCGCTTGCGCCACTAAAGAGATTAGGGGCGGGTTTGCGGGGAGCCTGTGAACTGCTGTATTTCGGGATGAATTCGCTAAAAAACGCTTCTGCGGCTTCTGATGGCTCCATGCCCCTTGCAATTTGCAAAGTAACCCAGTCGTCATCAAAGTTTCCGTACTCATTATGCAACGAGCCGAGCAAATTGTCAAGCGCAGCCTGTTCCTTCTCCTCCTGAGAAGTCATAGTGAAGTTATTGACACTTTCTGTCAATCCACCGATGGTCTCTTCAAGAGCACGAATCTTATCTACGACGGACTGAGGTAAACCCTCATACTCCGGCAGATTGGAAGTCTCTTCTTCTTCAATGTCATCGTCCCACATAATTCCACTTTCCTTCATAGCTTGTTGAATGTTTTTAACAAAAGTAACAGGATCTTCGTTCAGCATTCCGATCCACTGCAAAGCGTCTTTAATATCATTTGGCTCTCCAAGCTCTTTGTAGGGCTTGTACTCCTCATGGATACTCTGAAAACGCTTAGTGACGTTCTTATCCCAATCCTTGTAATATTTACCAACTACAGGACGATCTTCTTCCGGAATCTGACTAAGAATACCTTGAGCAAAATCGCTCAATTCAACTTCGCCTTCTGATCCCCCTACAGGAAGATTAGGGATAGTCGTCGGGAGATTTAACCCGTTGCTATCCGACATCTACATTAGCTCCTTTTTCTTCTGGGGGAGCACCCATACTAGCTTGCTCCATCATTTGTCCTTGTAACATCATCTTTGTAGTCATATGATGGTTCAAGAAAATAAATTTGGTATCTTCATCAAGAGATTCGTACTCTTGAGACTTCATATAAATTTCGTGCTCGTACAAGTGAATAGCGTGGTTATCGAATGGGTTCAATTGTACATCTTCACCGGACGACATTTTAATATTCTCACGACGAGCATGACGAGCGTCAACCTGCATATCGTCATACAAGCGATTGGTCTCACTCATTTGCAAGTATTTAAGGCCTTGATCCGGTGTAAGAACAGCCTTATCCATCAAATCTACGATAAAAGCCTGTCTTGCTGCACGACTCTTTGGAGCCATACTCTGACTCTCAATTCTAAAGTCCGTGTTTCCACCGATGTTAGAAATCTTGAACAGCTTAGCTTCCTGGAAGTTATTACGAGAAACGACATCAATAATCTTTTTCTCGGTCCAAAACTGCTGCACCAAAGAAAGAGTCTGCTTACCGATGCCTTCTACTGCGTCCTCAATAGACGCGATAGTAATGTAAAGAACTTCGTCGTTCTCCTCCTGTAGATAAGCAATTGCGGATGCAGCTTCTACACCAGGAGGAGTTCTACCCTTAGCAACCTCAAATTGGTTACTAATATCGTCCATGTCCTGCTGAATTCGATCAAATTCCTGGATAACGTACATCGGCATCTCTGGCTGACGCAAGTATTCAGGCTTCTCAAACCCAGGCTGAACAGGAATCATTAAACCAGGCTCGGAAGTGATCTTTGTAGGATCAACTGAACCCTTAATATAAGCCATCTGAGGCTTAGCTGTACGGTTTTTCGACTCCAAAACCTGTGAACGACTACGGTTATACTCCTTCTGGAGAGGAATCAAGTCTTTAATGACCGATTCCCCGTAGAACTGCCCTGTAGGAACGTGATCCATTTTAAACAGGGGAAACTCGCCGTGCTCGAAAGGAAAATCTGTCTCAGAATGAGTCTTTTTATTTCCAAGGATGGCGTTTTCTACAGGGGTGTCTGTTTCATCCATGTCAATGATCGGGAGCGAACTGTAAGCGTAAAGAATCTTCTTGTCGGCCATCACAATCAAGCCGCCCTCTGGGTAATTCTTACAGGGCTTGATCCAGATTTCCTTAACTAAACTGATATTCTTAGCCGAGTGGTTCTTAATACCCATCGCAGCGAATAGCCGCTGATCTAAAGTAGAGCCAGAAGTAGAAGCATCAGGCTTAACTTCAATACCGTACTTGTCGTAGACTTGCTCAGGAGAATATCCCCGAGCGTGGTAGAAATACGGTTGAGCATTTACTTCTTGCTCCTGCAAATAAGGGAAGTAAAGATGGAACGGGATAACAGGCTCGTAAATAATGTTAGCGTCCTCTTTAGGACACGTAACCTTAATAAAGCCTACTCCGGTAATCGTCATCCAGTAAGTAGCCTGCCGTCGCGCTTTATTAAAATTGGAAGTTTTCATCGACCAATCGGCCACAGATTCCGCGACCTTAGCTGCGGCGATATCAGTAGGCTCAGTAGTATTAGGAACGACGTAAAACTGAGGTTCTGACTTGCAAAGCTTCGTAATCTCACGACGGATAATAGGCTTTACCTTATTCGTCGTTAAACGTACCCGGTTACGGGGAGCAGGCGGTTCAACCATTCGGTTAGTTACGCCGTTTTTATCCCAGACAGCCCACTGGCGCCCGAAATAGAAAGCCATGTTATAGTACCATTGCTCTTCAAAAGTCTGGCGAGCAGCAGCACACTGAACGAACTTGGCTTCCCAATCCATAACCTCTTTGGATACGTTTTTATCACTCATTTGGAATCACAATCCCCATCATTTCTAAATCTTCCGCATCAGGACCTACAGGGGAGTCCTCTTCTCCAACTAAAATAGAAAGAACTTCCTCAAATTCCGTCATGTCGTAATCCTCGGAATCTTCTTCATCCATCAAGTGGCGTTGATCCGAGTCCGAAAAGGCGATTGGAGAAGGCTTTTGCGTCAAATTGTCCAGCGAGAAGGTCAATCTTTGTGTCGTCGAGTTTGTCTCGTGTACTAGAATCATCAGGTTTTGGATCTGGTCTTGCTGAGAGAGGATCAGTGATTTCAGGAACTGAATCTCTGACTGCAATTGACTTTCGATGTTCTCTTGTTCGCTCATTCTTGTTTGCCTTTTCTTCTCGATCTAATAGAGACTTGATATCTAAACCTAAAGCTTTAAGCGACTTGAGTAAGTGATCGTAACGTCGAAGCGCATTAGAAGAAGCGTCCTTAATCTTATCGGAGTCAATCTCCATAAGAAGAACATCACGTGCTGTATATGCATCAGGCATTACTTTAACGAAATCAATCATGCAATGATTGCACAAAAAGATTCTACCGTCAAACTCAGTGTCGATGCCAGTATCGACAAAGTACTCTTTTTCGTAACATTTGCACCTAAAGCAAACGGCTGGTAAAATGGGCAAAGGACCCTTTAAAACTACAGGCTGCATCATTAATAATCATCCCCTAATTCTGAATCAAACATAGTGAGTTGGTTCTGGCTCTCAGGCATTAAAGCGTAGTCCATCATCGGGTGCCCTTCCGAAATAGCTGACGGAGCGTTTAACATGTTACCAGTCTTTAAAACTTCCTCACCTGGAAGTGAGGGCCTAGATACGACCCCGTAACGTAATGCGTCACAAGCGTGGTCGTTCTTCTTCATCGGTGTTTCTTTAAGGTTACTCTTTGCTGTAGTTTTTTCTGAGGCAAATTTGTCCCAGCGGTAACGGAGTAATTCCCACTTCGTCTTTTCACAGTCCGTGGTGATGTAGAGTTGCTTGTTTTGGAAGCGGCTGTAGACTCGGTTAATTCCCGCTTTGACGTCATTGTTTCCTAACGCTAAGTAGATTCCGTGTTCTGCGTATTCTTGCTGGATCGAAGTACCTGAGATAGGGTCTGTGTTCCGTGTTGACGGATCAGCCACAATGTAGTCAATCTTAAAACGGAGATTGAGTTCATCGAGAATTTCGCCAATAGCTTTAGCGTTTTCCTTAACAATCTTTCCACTGACGTAATACTCCTTGTAGATAATTACTCTTCCGTTCTTGTCGAAAGCTCCCAAAAGAAAAGCAGTAGGGTTAGTAAACCCATGATCCAACATACCAAAATGGCCCCAGGTACGATGGACCAAATCCCATCTGTCCGTGCCCACCAACGGAGGGACAAATATATCAGGGCCAAGTACAGCACCGTAGATGGCACCAGTATAAGAAAGATATCGTCCAGCCTTACGAGCTTGTTTTTCTTCTTCACTTAGGCCCTCCAACAAGATATCAAGAGTAGTTTGCGACACGTACTTGTTTTGATCTGTGTTAACTTCAAACACATCAATGTTGGCGTTCTGGCCCTTGTTAGAAGTCTCGTACAACCTATCAATCGTCCAACTCATATCAATGAGTGGAGTCATCGTCATAATCCAGTGACCACCAACATCAGCAAGACGCAACAAGTTTTCGTTAAAGATTCCTTCCGGTGGTTCTTCGTCAAACCATACGAGGTGACGACTTGTTCCTGCGAACTTGTCTTTGTCCTGGTCATAAGACATGAACTCAAGGGTTGATCCGTTTTCCAGGGTAAGGGTTTTACTGGACTTCTCATAACTATCTTCCCAACTCCCGTTCTTAAGCTCGGAAGGCGGTAACCAGCGAGCGATTTCCGGTTGAACAATCTTCTTAACACCGTTCTCGAAGTCAACTGCAATAGACCGAGCACGAATGGGAGTCTTGAACTTTAAGTCTTGATAAGCATGTTTACCAGTTAACCACATAACTGTCTCAGCAGCGCCGCCAACTGTCTTTCCTGCACGGTTACCACCTAAGAAAAGACGACCCATTTTCTTACTAGCGTGAAACGGAATTTGGTGATCCTGAGCCCTGTAACCATAAATTGTAGGATTAATTGCTGTGCGTCTTAAAGCCGCGGTTAGCTCTAATCGCATGTCTTTGCCGGAAATAGGGGCTGGCTTAGGCATTGTTGACCCATTTAGACCCTCTAAGGCCCCCCTCAAAGGACCTAGGAGCCGTACCCCCCTCTAGGCCCCGAGGGTTAACCCGACCTCGGAACGTTTCTCCTACAGGAAGGTAGCGGGAGGCGATTCCGGCTAAACGTGAAAAATAACTGATCCCCCTAAACATTACGCTAAATCTTCCTTCATAACAGATTCTGCCCACCGATAAATGTAGTTCAGAACTGCACCGATACCCGTACTGAGGACCAGTTTGTAAAATTCGATATCAGCGTCGAGAACATTAACGCCAATAGTAACACCGATGGTGCTAAAAAGAAAAGTTGCAACAGCCTTACGGATGGACTTCTTAACTTTATCACTCAATCTAGTTTCTCCTTGTTATGAATTTGTCTTTCCAGCTTCACGATCTTGGATTTTAGATCGAGAATTTCGACGGCTAATGTTTCTAGCCTACGAATAGAAATCTCGTTTTCTTTCCTACAGGCTTCGAGATGTACAGAGTTCTCATGAAGTATAGTAGAAAAGTCTTCGTTCATTCTACTCAGTTGAGCGTTCTCACTTAAGATCCCGCTCTCACGGTTCTGGTAAGAAACTACTAGCTCGTTGTAACTTTTTAATTGGGCTAGAATTCCCTTTAACATAACAAAGCCCAACGCGCCAACTACAGAACCACCAAACAAACCTGAAACTAGTTCTGTAGGTAAATCAAACTGGACAGGAGCCACCACACTGAGCGTAGTATTCAATAAGTCTACTAGCAACTTCGCTCCTAATATAATCCATCTGTCGGATGCGAGCCGCACCTGGACAAGTTTTGCCTGTGAAAACACTCCACTCTTTAAACTTAGAGTGGTAATCAATCCCAGAGGAATAAGGGGTGGGGCATTGACTACAGGCTGTCTTGTAGGCTACGCAACTTAAGAAGTTTACTGCAATCATGAAGTCTAACTGCGAGGGACTCCAGACCGTAGTCGGGAGTGAAGCCCCTCCGAAATCGGCGGTTTCAAAAGAAATGTAACCTCGGGGTTTCCCATCTTTGAAAAAGAAGTTACCCTTGTAGTTACAATCCGCTTTTCTGCTCAAAGGAACAGCTTGAATTCCAGGCCCCGTCATAGGAACCTGGAAGTGAGCTTCCCCGTTAATATCCGTCCTAGCCCAAAACTTAATCAGGTTCTGCCAAGGCGTTAACCTAGGAGCAGCATTAGAGTGCAGAATAGCGCCGATTGGTTCAATCCTTGCCTGAGTAAAAGCTTCAGGAATAGGAGCTACGATTACGTTGTCTCCGTACAACCAACCGTCTTTATCAAGGGTAAGACCACCAGCTAAGAACTTAGCGACGTTCTCTTTAGTGTTATCCCCTGACAAAGTGTGGCCCATAAACGCTGGATGAATCATTTCTTCGCCTGCATCCTAATCTTCGCCTGCAACCTAATCTTCGCTGCTCGCTGCACTGCCGAATCCCCTTTTGATTCGTTACCACCAGTCTTTGGCGGTGCTCCCA